GGTGTTCGTCGGAGGGGACTACCAGCACACCAAGTCCGGAGACCGTCGGCGCGGGCACTGGTTCGGCTTCTGCCTGTGCGTCTGGCACCACCGTCGACACCCCTTCGGCAACAACACCTTCGCCCAGATGCGCGAGAAGTGGGGCCCGAGCCTGATGGACGGCTCGCGGACCTTCCACGAAACGTACGGCACCGATGACGAGCTGATCGCTCAACAGACCTACATCAACGAAATCAGGCAGGCAGCATGACCACAGAGAACACCCGGAAGATCAACGCGCCCTTTATCCGGGCGCTGCTGGACAAACGTCAGTGCCCGGCGCCGTTCCACCTGCACGAGCTTTACCGGTGGATCGATGCAAGCCCAGGCCGCGAGCGAAAGGCGACCTACAACTCTGTCCGGGATCTTGCCAACGCGGGCTACCTGATCATGGTGACGGGTCCGTTCGGCACCGGCTACCAGGTCAGCGGGAAGGGCATGACCAGGCCCGGGCTGTCGGAGGATGAGCGCAGGGAGCGGAAACGGATCCGGAACGGCCGGCGCAGGGGAAAGGGAGGGCCAAGCACCCGCGCCGCCCGTGTCGGGATGCAGGCAGCCAATACGCCAACCCCCGCCAAGGTGAATCCATCGGCCCAGGGCGAGACGGTTGAGCAGTTCGAGGCAAGGGGCGGGACGGTGGAGCGACTGACCGCGTTCTGGGAACAGGCTGCATAGGGGAAACGGTCGCGGTCGGTGCGACGCGATGGCTGCAAGCTGGACGGATGGACCTGACCCGCTACGACGACAAGGCGCTGGCGCTGCTGAGCAGCATCCAGCAAGACATAGCCGCGATGCGATGGACGAGGGCGTGGACAGCCCCCGCCAGCCGCCGCGAGGCAGAGCAGGCACTGCGGCGGGCACGCGCGCTGCGCCGAGAAATCAATCGACGAAAGCATAAGGGGTAGGGGCATGGGGAACGTACGTGAGCTGCTGTCCAGCCGGATGGGGCCGACAACCGTTAAATTCGACACGGGCCGGGGCGGCACCCCCGACCTGACCACGCAGGACATTGCAGCGGCACTCGCTTACGTCCAGGACGGATTGGGCCGGGAGCTGCTGGAGGCACTGTGGTGGCCGGAGAGTGCTGCACGCCGCCGGGACTACTTACGCCAAGGGGTGATCGGGCTGGTCGCGCCCGAGTTCAACCGCCAGCAATTCGCGCTCAGCACGGCCAGGACCGAGTTCGGCATCGCCAAGGCGAGCATGGGGTGGGGTGGCGGTGCCGTTACGGACGTCCAGCGTAAAGAGGTGCGGCGGACCGAACTGGCGCTGGAGGTGGCGCGCGCTGGCACCTGGCCGAACAACACCATGGAGCAGCTGGGCGTACTGGCCGGTGCAGTGATAGATGAGATGGCGATGGCCTGCCCCTGCAAAAAGTGCGATGGAGTACGCACTCAGCCAGCCGAGGATGGTCTTGGCGTGATGAGGTGCGATGACTGCGCGGGAAGCGGGTTCGAACCTTTGAGCGGGCGTAAGCGTGCCGCTGCGATTGGGGCCGATTGCTCGGCATACAGCCGCTTTTGGCAGCCCGTATATGTGTGGATGCTCGGCCGCATGCGGGCGTTGGAGGAAGGTGCAGCGGCGGAGTTCGGAAGGGCACTGACGCGCGCTGCGTAGTGATGACTTGCTAGGTCATCAAAAACAGGGGCAATCTAGCCACTATCCAGACGCAAGCCCCGGCCACAGCCGGGGCTTTTTCTTTGCCCGCCATCCAGACCGGATTAACCCTCGCGCCAAGCCGGCAGCGAGGCGGGCGCCCCATAGACAGGATGGCCCCGCAGCTGCTGCCAGGCAGCTGGGGGCCGCCGCAGTACGCGCTTGTCAGCCGCGCGCCATTGGCCGTGATCCTGGTGCTCTCGAGAGCGCCGCGATTGTGGCTGAGACTCGTTTCATAGGCTGAGATTTGAAAACCAAGACCATATTTCCCTGGCCGGGGGGCAAAACCCGGCTTGCACATCACCTATTGCCGCTTATCGAGGGCGTACCTCACGCCTGCTATGTCGAGGCGTTTGCGGGCGGAGCAGCGATGCTGTTCGCGCGCCAGCCGGCAAAGGTTGAAGTGCTGAATGACACCCATGGCGAACTGGTACGGCTCTACAGGGTCGTGGCGAACCATCTGGACGAGTTCGTGCGGCACTTCCGGTGGTCGCTGACTAGCCGAGAAATGTACCGGTGGGCCCAGCTTCAGAACGTCGAGACGCTCACAGACATTCAGCGAGCCGCGCGCTTCTACTACCTGCAGAAGCTCTCCTTCGGCGGGAAGGTCACTGGCCAGACGCTTGGCGTCGGACCGACCGCGGCAAAGCGAATCAACCTGCTGCGGCTCGAGCAAGACCTCAGCGATGCGCACCTGCGCCTGCATGGCGTCGTGGTGGAGAACCTGCCATGGCAGAAATGCGTCAAGAAGTACGACACCGAGTCAACGCTCTTCCTTCTTGATCCGCCCTACTGGGCGACAGAGGGGTACGGGGGGGACTTTGGGCTCGAGCAGTACCAAGAGCTAGCCACGACGATGGCAAACCTGAAAGGCAGGGCAATCCTGACGATCAATGACCACCCGGCTATGCGCAGCATGTTCGGCCGTTTCCCGTCTGTCGAGGTGCCCATTCGGTACACGCTCGGCGGCGGCAATGGTGTTGGGCGTCAAGAGCTGATTTACACGACCTGGAGGCCTGACGGCTGGCCAGAAACCTAGAACACAAACCGGGAGGGGCAAGCATGCCGAACCGGATAAGCCACGGGGCAACCATGCGGGACGAAATAATCAGTACCGCGGCAGGTGCTGCGGCCAAGGTCACGCCGCCGATTGCGGTCGCCGGGGCGGTAGCGGGTGGCGTCAACCTCGACCGCCTGGTCGTCATCCTGACCGTCGTGTACCTGGTCGGACAGATCACCTACCTGGCTTGGCGCTGGGTCCGCGAGTGGCGGCAGTCGAAGGCGGCGAAGGTATGAGCCGGCAGCAGGGTGTGCCGCTCCGGACGATTGCCGCGGGGTTGGTGCTTAGCGCCGCTGGCTTTATCGCCATCGTTTCCCGCGAGGGCTACACGGAAACGGCAGTCATCCCGACGAGGAATGATCGACCGACCGTAGGGTTCGGGTCGACCTTCCACGCGGACGGCACACCGGTGCGTCTCGGCGACCGCACGACACCGGCACGGGCGCTTCACACCGCCCAGGCCCACATCGCCGGCGAAGAGAAGCGCTTTCGGGCTTCCCTGCCTGGTGTGTCCCTGACGCAGGGCGAATACGACCTGTATCTGGACTTCACCTACCAATACGGCACCGCCAACTGGCAGGGGTCGTCCATGCGCCGCCAGCTGCTCGTGGGCAACTACCGCGCAGCGTGCGATGCCCTGCTGCAGTGGAAGCGGGCAGGTGGGTATGACTGTTCGACGTTGGTTAATGGCCAGCCGAACAAGGTGTGTTGGGGCGTGTGGGATCGGCAGCGGGAGCGGCACGCCAAGTGCATTGCCGAGCTGGGCCAATGAGCCGGGCCTACCTCACTGCGGGCTTGCTGTTCGCGTGGCTGGCGTGCTGCGCCGTGTCGTTTGCAGTGGGCTGGTCGTGGCGGGGTGATCGGGCGGAACTTGCCGGGACTGTGGCCGCGAATGCTGCGACCCACGAAGCCCTGACCGGTGAGCAGGTAGCGCGGTCGGTCGACCGTGACCAGGTGAACGAAGTACAGCGGGCGGCCGACGTCGCCGATGACCGACAGGAACAGATCAATGCGGACTATCAAACGCGCATCGTGGCCGCTGCTGCTGGCCGCGATGGTGAGCTTGGGCGGCTGCGCAGCCACTGGGCCAGTTGCGAAACCAGCCGCCTGGCCGACGGTGCCGCCGCTGCCGCAGCAGCTGCAGAAGAAGACCGACTACGCCGGGTCAGTGCGGCGGGAATTGTACGAGCCTGCGAGCTTGCCCAGTCCGAGCGCGACGAAGCCGTAGACCGATATCAGGCCGTTGAAACGGCCATCAACGGCGCTAAGCGCCCCTGAAACTGGAGATCATCATGGCCCGTACCATCAAACTGCTGGGCGTGACCCTGTGGCCGCCGCTGTCCGTCCGCCTGCGCGACCTTGAGGCGCGCGTGGTGCGTGCGGAGAGCAGCATCGCAACCACCACTGGCCACGTGCTGCCTTCCCTCAATGAGCGAATCGACGAGGTGGACCGCGCGGCGGGCACGGTTACCCGAGGGCTGGACTCCCGGGTGATCGCTCTTGAGCAGCGCCTGTCGGCGCCCAAGCCGGTTCTGGCCGTAGCCAAGCGGAAAGGCGCCCGCGCACCCGCCCGGCGTCGCTGATGCCGCCGGGCCGCAGCGGCAAGGGGATGCTGGCGTTGGGCCGGCTCAAGCGCGGCCAGATGAACAAGACCGAGCAGTTATATGCGGCCGAGCTGCAGAGGCTTCAGCACGCCGGCAACGTCCAGTGGTTCCGGTTCGAAGGCATCAAGCTGCGACTGGCCGACAACACGTTCTACACCGCTGACTTCGCGGTGCTGGCCGCCGATGGCGTGTTGGAGATGCACGAGGTCAAGGGGTTCTGGATGGACGACGCCAGGGCCAAGATCAAGATCGCAGCGGACCAGTATCCGCTCCGCTTCGTGGCAGTACGCGCGAAGCCTAAGAAGGATGGAGGCGGCTGGGCCGTCGAGGAATTCTGATGGACGAACGCATTGATCGGTTGGTCACGCTGGCCGAGCAGCAGCACGCAACCGCCGTGGCGCAGGGCGAACAGATTGCATTGCTCACCCAGCACATTGGGCTGCTGACGCAGTCGGTCGTGTTGTTGCTCGGCGAGGAAGCGGGAGCGCCAGTTGCGGATCCCGACGGCGAGGCGGCGACCAAGCGCACCGACCTGGACGGGGTCGAGTACTGATGCCTACCAGGCCAGCACAGCACCGGCCCACCGGCTGGAAGCCCTACAAGGAAGACACCCGCCAGGTGAAGCGCAGGCAGATGCGCCGCGCACTGCCGACCAACTCGACCGTGTGGCGCAAGATGCGCGCTGTGCACCTGGCACGAGAGCCGCTTTGCCGGGCGTGTGCCCTCAAGAGCCGGGTCACGGCCGCCACCGACGTCGATCACATCGACGGCGACGACGCCAACAACGAGCCGAGCAACCTGCAGTCGCTGTGCCACCCCTGCCACAGCGCGAAGACGGCGCGGGAGAACGGCGGATTCGGTCGGGCGGCGATGCCGCAGGGCACCTACGCGCCGTTCCGCGGTGACGAGAGTTATCCACAGAAACCTGAACGAAAGGGGAGGGGGAGGGCAAAAGTTGAGGCCGACCCCGGCCCGATACGCGCCCCCTCCTTTCCTCTCGCGTCCGCAGAATTTGAGTTTCAGTTGGAGCGACCAAAGTGGCCCGGCACAAGCAACCGAGGGAGCTGGCCGAGCTGAAGGGAGCCACCAAAAAGGACCCCCAGCGCTACAAGAAGGAAGCGCCCACCACTGGCAAGGCGCTCGGCAAGCCGCCCGCCCATCTGCCCGAGGACGTGGTCACCGTCTGGAAGGAGCTGGAAAAGTGCTCCCTGCCTGGCGTGCTGACCAGCGCCGACCGCTTCGTGCTGGAGGTAGCGGCATCACTGCTCGTGGAGTTCCGTGCCAACCGCGCTGAGTTCAAGGCGGCCAAGTACTCGCACCTGATCGGCTGCCTGGCGCGGCTCGGCCTCACGCCGGCGGATCGCCAGAAGCTTGGGACCGAGAAGACCCGGGAGGGCAACCCATTCGACGAGTTCTGATGCATGACGCCGAGCGAATCTGCCAAGGCCTACGCACGAAGCGTGGTGGCCGGGAAGATTCCGGCAGGCCGATACATCGTGCTTGCGTGCCAGCGCTTCCTGGATGACCTGAAACGAACCGGGCCGGACTGGCCCTACAAGTACGACGCGGCCAAGGCTGATCGCGCGGTCAAGTTCCAGCAGCTGATGCCCCACACAAAGGGCAAGTGGGCTGCCAAAAAGCAACTGCTGGTGTATGAGCCGTGGCAGCACTTCATCGAGTGCAACCTGTTCGGCTGGGTCCGCAAGAAAACCGGCATGCGCCGCTTTCGAGAGTCCTACGAAGAGATCCCGCGCAAGAACGGTAAGTCGCTGCGCCTGGCGGCCCGGGGCTTGTACCTGTTCGCCGCCGACGGCGAGGCCGGCGCCGAGGTCTACTCAGGCGCCACCAGCGAGAAACAGGCGTTCGAGGTGTACCGGCCAGCATGGCAGATGGTGCAGAAGATGCCCGCGCTGCGGTCGCGCTTCGGCATCGAGCAGTCTGGCAACCCGAAGAACCCCGGCTCGATGTTCGTCATGGAGGACATGTCGAAGTTCGAGCCCATGATCGGCAAGCCCGGCGACGGCTCCAGCCCCCACGCGGCCCTGGTGGATGAGTACCACGAGCATGACGACGACCACATGGTCGACGCCATGCAGACGGGCATGGGCGCCCGCGAACAGCCGCTGTTGGGGATCATCACTACCGCCGGCACGAACCTGGGCGGGCCGTGCTTCGAGAAGCGCCGGGACGTCATCCGGATCCTTGAGGGCGAGGTTCAGGACGACACGATCTTCGGGATGATCTTCGGGATCGACGAGGACGACCGGTGGGATGATCCGGCCAGCCTGCGCAAGGCGAACCCCAACTACGGGGTGTCGGTCTTCGAAGAGTTCCTGCTGGCGCAGTTGGCGCAAGCGAAGCGCTCGGCCAGCAAACAGAGCGCGTTCCGCACCAAGCACCTGAACGACTGGGTGGGCGCAAAGCTCGCTTGGATGAACATGCTGGCGTGGCAGAAGCAAAAGCGCGTCTTTGATCTGGATGGCTTCGAAGGGTGCCGGTGCTGGGTCGGCGTCGACCTGGCTTCAAAGCTGGACGTCGCCGCGGTGGTGATGCTGTTCGAGAAGAACGGCGGCTACTACGTCGTGCCGCGCTTCTACGTGCCGCAGTCGGCGGTTGATGAGAACGAGCGTTACCAGCTCTACGTGCTGGACGGTTTGATGGTGGCCACGCCCGGGAACATGACCGATTACGCCTTCATCGAAGAAGAGCTGAAGGAGCTGGCGGCCCGAGGGATCGACATTCAAGACATTGCGTTCGACCCGACACAGGCCACGTACGTCATGACCCGCTTGGGCCAGGAAGGGCTGCCGGTGGTGGAAATGGCCCAGTCGGTCCGCAACCTGTCCGAACCGATGAAGGAAGTGGAAGCGCTGATCCTATCTCACCAGCTCTGGCACGACGGCAACGCCGCCATGACCTGGATGATTGGCAACGTGGTGGCAAGGATGGATGCGAAGGAACACGTGTATCCCCGCAAGGAATCCAACGACAACAAGATCGACGGCGCTGTGGCGCTGATCATGGCCATGGCTCGCGCAATGCAGGCGCAAGAGACCGGGCAAATCCAACAGGGCTTCGTGGTGATGGACTGATGAGCGCAAATATTGCACGCGACCGCTTGGCGGTAGTCGTTGGCGTTGATCGTGCGGTCCGCGCCCTGGCGCCGGCCGCCGTCGCGCTGGCAGAGGGTGAAACCGTATCGTCAGCCGACAGGGGGATTTTCGAGATCTTCGGCAACCCGGCGACCGCCTCGGGCGCTGTCGTAACCGACAAGACGGCTATGCGGGTGTCTGCTGTCTACAGCTGCGTCAGCCTGATCGCTGGCTCTATCGCGCAGCTGCCGCTGCCGGTCTTTGAGCGGTTGGACGAGGGCCGAAAGCGCGCGAAGCACGACTACTGGTGGATCCTGAACGAACAGTTCGGACCAGCATGGGCAGCTTCTACCGCTTGGGAGTTCCTGATTGCCCAGATGCTGCTGCGCGGCGACGGCATCGCATACGCCGTACGGAATCGGGGCGGCAAGATTACCGGTGCAATCCCGTGGCCTCGCGACCGGGTCACCATTGTGCAGCAGGAGCGGACCAGCCCCCGCGAGCCCACGCGGCTGCAGTACACGTTCCACGACAGCATCGGCTACTTCACGGTAGACCAGGACGACGTCATCCATATCCCGGGCTTCGGCTTCAACGGCGTCAGCTCCATGTCGGTGATTCAGTGGGGTGCGCGAAACGGTATTGGAATCGCCATCCAGGGCGACGAGCATGCCGGCAAGTTCTTTAGCGAGGGTGGGAAGCCGGAGGTGGCAATTACAGCCACCAACAAGATGACGCCCGAGATGCAGGAGGGCTTCCGGGACGCGTGGGTCAAGAAATACGGCGGAACCCAGGGCAACCGCCGAATCCCGCTGATCCTGACCGAGGGTCTCGACGTCAAGGAACTGACCATGTCTGCCGTCGACCAACAGCTGCTGGAGTCTCGGCAGTGGCAGGTGATCGATATCGCCCGGGCGTTTGGCGTGCCGCCGCACATGATCGGGGAAACGACGAAAGCCAGTAGCTTCGGCACCGGTATTGAGTCGATGGGCATTGGCTTCGTCAAGTTCACCCTTGGCGCCCATCTCAAGCGGATCAAGGACGAGCTGAACCGCAAGCTGTTCCGGACCGAACGTTTCTACGTTGAACACAACGTCGACGGATTCATGGCTGGCGACTCCAAGGCGCAGGCTGAGTACTTCAGCAAGGCGCTCGGTGGACCAGGTGCCCAAGGCTGGATGTACGTCAACGAGGTGCGGCGCCTCAAGAACCTGCCGTCGATCCCGGGCGGCGACACGCTGTATTTGCCGACCACGCCGGCCAAACCCACCGATAGCAAGAAAGACCCCGACAGGACTGATGACGATGACGATCCCGAAGCTTCTGCAGCTCGCACGTAACAACGCGTCGGCCGCCAAGCCGCTGCGTGCCGAGGCCAGCGATGGCGTGGCCACCATCTATCTGCACGGCGTGATCGGCGGCTGGTGGGGCGATATCGACGAAACGCGCTTCGTTCAGGAGCTGGCAGCGCTCGACGTCGACACCATCCACCTGCGCATCGATTCCCCCGGCGGCGACGTGTTCGCGGCTCGCTCGATGATGACCGCGATTGCCCAGCACAAGGCAAAGGTGGTCGCCCACGTTGATGGGCTGGCGGCATCGGCGGCCACGGGTGTATGCATGGCATGCGATGAGGTGGAGATCACCCAGGGTGCCGGCTTCATGATCCACAACGCGTGGACCATCGCCATCGGCAACAAGGCTGAGATGGCGAAGACTGGCGAGCTGCTGGGCAAGATCGACACGGGCCTGGCCGGGGACTACACGCGCAGGTCGGGACAGACCGCCGAGCAGGTCGTGCAGTGGATGGATGCCGAAACCTGGTTCACGGCAGACGAGGCCGTTGCAAACGGCTTCGCCGACAAGGTCGTCGAGGTCGTGGGCAAGAAGGCCGCGGCCAACAGCTGGGACCTGTCGGCCTACAACAACGCCCCGGCCGCCTTGGCCAAGCCCAAGAACACCGCGCGCGATGACGACGCTGCCATCGCCGCCCACCGTACCGGGCTTGATCGGCGCCTCGCGCTGCTCGAGCGCGTGCCTGCGTAAGCGACTCCCGCCCGCAGTTCATCAGCCGCCGTGAGGCGGTTTTTTTTCGCCCAAAGGAAACAGACCGATGACTTTCAGCATTCAGGCCGAGCGGGAGCGCCGCAACGCGCTGGCAAAGGACACCCGCAATCTGCTGGACACCAGCACCGGCGACGGCAACGCCTGGACCCCGGAGAACCAGGCCAAGTACGACGCAAACATCGCCGATATCGAGCGCATCGACGCCGCCATCGAGCGTCACCAGAAGGTCATGGACCTGACGGCGGAGAACCACCTGCGCGATGCCGGCGTACGCGAACACCCGGCCCCGAACAACAGTGATCGCCCGCAGGATCGCAAGCTCTTCGACAAGTGGGCGCGCGGCGGCGACAAGGCGCTGACCGCCGAGGACTGGACCCAGATCAACGCCGCGATGAGCGGCAACCCGAATCTGAACCCGGAGCAGGGCGGTTACACCGTCCCCACCACCCTGGCGTCGCAGATCCTGGAAGCGCTGAAGGACTTCGGCGGCATGCGCCGTGTGGCCGACGTGTTCAGCACTGCCGGCGGCGAGCCGATGCAGTACCCGACCAGCGACGGCACCTCGGAAGAGGGCGAGATCGTCGCGGAGAACCAGTCGGCGACCGACGAAGACGTCGCGTTCGGTACGAAGGGGCTCACCGTCCACAAGTACAGCTCCAAGGTGGTCACCGTGCCGTGGGAGCTTCTGCAGGACACCAGCGCGGATATCGAAGGCTTCATCACCAACCGCCTTCAGACGCGCCTGGGCCGCGTCACCAACCGTCACTACACCACGGGCACCGGTGTTGGTCAGCCCATGGGTCTGATCACCGCCGCCAGCAACGGCCGGATCGGCCTGGTGTCGGCAATTCCGCAGATCCTGTACGACGATCTGATCGACCTGGAACACAGCGTCGATACCGCCTACCGGGCAAACGGCAAATGGATGTTCCACGACGACATGCTGAAGCTGGTGCGCAAGGTGAAGGACGACACCGGCCGCCCGATCTTCGTGCCGGGCTACGAGCAGGGCAATCCCGGCGGCGCCCCCGACCGCCTGCTCAACCGCGATATCGAGATCAACCAGCACATGGCCAGTCCCGCAGCCGGTGCGCGTTCCATCGCGTTCGGTGACTTCAGCTACTACAAGATCCGCGACGTGATGGCGGTGACGCTGTTCCGCTTCAACGACTCCGCCTATGTCAAGAAGGGGCAGGTGGGCTTCCTTGCCTGGATGCGCAGCGGCGGCAACCTGGTCGACGTCGGCGGCGCCGTCAAGACCTTCCAGCACGGCGCCGCGGCCTAACGGCCAGCGCGGTCCATCAGGGGGCGTCCATCGGGGCGCTCCCCTCTCACCAGGAACAGACCATGGCAAAGCAGAAACCGCAGCCGGCACCCATTGGCGAGCCCACGGCGGTCGCGCCGGGCGATGCACCGTCCGTGGAGCCGGCCACCGCACTTGACACCGCCGGCGAAGGTTCGTCCCTCGATCCCGGGGTAGCGTTGGTGGGGAACCCGCCAGACGTGGCGAACGGGGCCGCCGATGGCAGCGACCAGCCCGGCCCTTCGGCGGCGACGACCGATGCGCTGCCGGCACCGGAGGCACGCGAAACGGTGCGGGCGCTGGTGTTGAGCGACGGTCCATTCGGCCGCTGCGGTGATGTGCGCGAGTTCGACTCCGCACATGCCGCTGATATTGAGGCCGGCGGCTTCATCGACACCCACCCCAACGCGGTCGCGTTGGCAAAGGGGGGCTGATCCATGCTGCGTACGCGAATCCCAGCCACTGAAGAGCCGGTGTCGCTGGAGGAAGCGAAAGCGCACCTGGCAGTGATCCACGCCGCTGATGACTTGTTGATCGGTGCCATGATCGTGGCGGCTCGCGAAGTGGTGGAGCGCGCCACGGCCTACGCGCTGGTGGTGGCCAGCTATGAATGGACCCCCGTGGGCGACAGGTGCGCGCCCTTACCGATAGAGCCTGCGGCCGTGACCAGCGCCGCTGGTGATCGGCCGGTGCTGTTCGACACCGTGCCCGGCCCTGTGCCGGCACCGCTGCGCGCGGCGATTCTGCTGCTGGTGGGCGACCTGTATGCGAACCGGGAGGCCGGCATCACCGGCACCATCCATGTGGAGAACCCCACGGTGGATCGCCTGATGTTTCCCTACCGGCGGGTGGCACCGTGAGGCGGGCGGGCAAGTACCGGCACCGCATCACCCTCCAGGAATTCACCGTGTCGCGCGATCCGCTGGGCGGAGATACCAAAGCCTGGGTGGATTGGCACAAGGATGTGCCAGCTGAAGTCGTGCCACTGTCTGGGCGCGAGTTCACCGCGGCCAGCGCCGAGCATGGGCAGGTCACCGCCCGGATGGAAATTCCGTATCTGCCGGGCGTTCTGAACACGATGCGGGTGACCTTCGACGGGCAGGCGTACGCGATCCGGGCAGCGCTGCCGGACCCCACCGCCAGAAGCCACATCAACCTGATGGTGGATGCCGGGGTTTCCGATGGCTGAGCCAGTTGAAATCCGTGGCTTGGCGGGCCTGCTCGCTTCGCTGCGGGAGCTGCCCAAGGAAGTCAGGGGCAAGCCTCTGCAGGTCGGCATGCGAAAGGGCGGCAACCTGATCCGCGACGAGGCACGCCAGCGCGTCCCACGAGCGTCGGGCTTTTTGGCAACCCAGATCGTCGTGCGCCGGGCAAACGCGAAGAACCGTCGCAAGGCGGGTGTGGGCACAGACGGCGAGTACTACACGGTAGGCGTCCGCACCGGTAAGCGGGTCAAGTATGCCAACACGAAGCGCAACCGGCGGATGCGGCGTGCCGGCAAGCTCTACGAGCAGAGCGGGTGGGCGTACTACTGGCGCCACGTGGAGTTCGGCAGCAAGAAGATGGCCGCCCAGCCGTTCCTGACGCCGGCAGCGGAGGCCAGAGGGCCGCAGGCCGCGCAGGTCATCATCGACGAGACGGTGGCCGCCATGGACAAGCTGATGAAGGCAAGGGGGTGGAAATGATGGTGCCGTTGATCCAGTCGATTCTGGAGGCCAGCGCCCCGGTGCGCGCGCAGCTTGGCGATGATCCCATGCGGCTTTGGCCCAGGGTCGCGCCCGAGGGCGCTGGGCTCCCTTATGCAACTTGGGACGTTGTGGGCGGTGCACCTCTGCCGCAGCTCAACGACCCGCCGCCGGCCGATGGCTGGCGTGTCCGCCTTGTGGTCTGGGGTGGCAGCGCAACGGAGGCTAATGCCGCGGCGGTGGCCATCCGGACCGAGATCGAGCGATGCGGAAGCATCGAGTCCTACAACCCTTCGCCTGATGACGGCGACACCGGCGCCTTCGGCATTTCCTTCGACGTGCGGCTCCTGGCTATCCGGTAGCAACACACCACTGCAACCCAGCCGCCGGCGCAAGCCGGTTTTTTTGTGCCCGGCGACCGGGCCCCATCCGAGAGGTAAACCCCAATGAGCGTTATCAAGTCCAAGCATACCCAGCTGTTTATCGCTATCGCTGCGGCCGAGGTCATCAAGGTGACCCGCCTGCGTTCGGTCGGCTTCCCTGACGGCCAGGCGTCGGAAATCGACATTTCCGACTTCGATGATGACTGGGACCAGTTCGTTGCCGGCCGCAAGGCTACTGGCAGCACCACCATCGAGATCAACTACGACGCCACCGACCACGAGAAGATCGAGGCACTGCATACCAGTGGCGCCGTCGTCGACTTCCTGGTCACCGCGCCGAAGTCGGAAACCGCAGGCGTTGAAAAGCCCGTGGCTGTGGATGGCGTGATCACGCCGCCCACCGACGTGGTGTCCAAGCAGTTCAAGGGCTTCGTCCAGAATTTCGCGGTCCAGGTCGCCGACAACGATATCTGGAAGGCCACCATCACCATCCGCGGTTCCGGCGCGGTCACCACCCACCGCCCGGCGCCCTGATCGCATCAACGGCGCTCTCTCTTTCGGCCCGCCTCGGCGGGCCTTCTCTTTGGTTGGGCGCGCGGGAAACCCCGCGTGTTAGCCGTGCGCGGCCTGCGCGCCCAGCCACCACTTCAGGAAACGGCCCATGAGCAAGACCAACGAAATCACGACCGACACCGTCGCCAGCCAGCAGAGCGTGCTGCAGGCGTTCACCAGCCTGGGCATGTTCGCGTCCAAAGACGTGCACGCCGATACCGTCACCCTCCCGAATGGCGATAAGGCACAGTTCTATGTGCGCGAACTGCCGGACGCCGAGTTCCGCAAGCTGTTCCAGGATGGCGACCGCGCCAAGCTGATCGCCTCCACAATCTGCGACGAGGACGGCAAGCCGGTCATGACCGACAAGCAGGCCGCTCAGCTGAAGCCGCTGGTAGCTGCCGAGTTGCAGCAGGTGGCGATGAAGCACTCCGGCTTTGGCGCGAAAGCCGCTGATGCCCAGGCCGAGGCGGGAAACGCCTAAGGCAGCGCGGCGAGGCCTGGTTCTGGCACGTCCTGGCCGGTCACCTGCACCGCACGGTGGCCGAGCTTCGGGCGACCATGTCGCGCCGCGAGTACCTGGAATGGTGGGAGTTCCACAAACGGAACCCCATCGATCCGGTCGCCCTGCACATCAAGCCTGCCGCCTTCGTTGCCTTCACCACCGCCGCGCACAGCCAGGCTGGCACCAAGCGCGGCATGCAGGACTTCATGGACGTGTTGGTGCCCCGATCCGATGAGGACGAGGCGCAGGACTGGTTCGACAATTTGGGATAACCCATGGCTGACACTTTCGGGCGCTTCGCTGCGCTACCCATCGGCCCGTTGCTGGCCGCGCGCGATGGCGGGCTGACGCTGGCCACCACCGCCGCTGCCGACCTGGGCCGCATGGCACTCTCGGACTTCGCGCTCAGCACTGGCACCGCCGGGGTTGAGTTCGCTGTCTGGGGTGACGACGTACTGGTCGCCATGGTCGGGGTCGTTTCGCCGGCCGCACCGCTGGAGGCACACCCCGGGGCAAGCGCTGCGGGCATTGGTTGGGAGCTGGCCACCGGACGGGTGCTGCAGGGCAACGGCGCGATCACCAGCGGGCTGCCGGCGGTGAAGCACGGTGACATGGTGGGGCTGCGCCTGACCTTCGGCAGCCCCACAGTGCTGCAGCTGTACCTCAACGGCACGCAGGTGCACCAGCGCGAGATCAACCTGGCTGGCCCACTGCACTTCGCCGCGACGCTCTCCGCCACCAAGGCGGGTGGGTTGTGCATGGCGGTGAACGCCGGCCAGTGGGCAGCGCGCAGCGCCGCCGCAGACGCGGGTTGGCGGCTCCCTGGTGCCGTGTCGGGCATCACCCGCTTGGCTGACATGGATTGGCTGACCGCGCCCGGTGACAGCCCGGCCAATGCGCGCTACGAGGGGTTGCTCGCGGACGGCTTGAGCCTTATCAGCGAGATCAACTTCTGGCCTTGGGGCGGTGACCCGGTGAGCCAAACCAGCGCGGCCGAGTGCGTCGTGCTGGATGCCGACGGGCTGCTGGATGATCTGGCACTCAGCGGTGGGGCTGGCCTGCCGGTGCAGATCCGGGCCGGCGCACTGGGTGGCATGCTGGCCGATGCTACCGACGTGTTCCGGTTCACGGTGGACCGGATCGAGATCAACGACGACGGCAGCAAGACCTTCCGTTTCCGGGACGCCCACGACGACCTGGATGCCACCATCAACCGCGGCGTGTTCCTGCCCAACATCCCCGCGCTGGCGTGGAAGCCGCAGCCGGCGGTAATCGGTGCGGTGGCCAGCGTGCCGGCGATGGGCGCCAATTCGGATGCGACGGCCATGTTCGTGGCCGACGGCCCGATCTACGCAGATGCGGTCATGGATCGGGCCGACCTGATGGAGCCCGGCACGTTCACGGTTTCGCCCGACGGGCAGCAGCTGCTGATGAAGTCGCCGCCGGTCACGCCGGTGGTGGCCGATGTGTCGAGCGTCGGGCCCGGGCAGCAGCCGGCCAAGCTGCGGCAGGCGATGGCGGATCTGATGGGGCGCTTGGGCAAGGCCGCATGGTCGGCGGCCGATTGCTCGGACATTGACGCGGCCACAGGCTATGCCGGTATCGGCTACTACGCCGGTAACGCGGTGACCGGGCGCGACGCCATGAACGCCATGCTGCCGAGTTATGGGGTGGGGTGCTACCAGGACCCGAACGGGGTCCTGCGGTTCGCCCGCGTCGTCGCCCCTGAGACGTTCGACGGCCCGCCCGCGTTCAACCTGAGCGGGGACGACCTGGCCGAGGATCTTCTGGCGGTGCCCGACGATGCCCCGAACCTGACGCGCCGCATGGCCTACCGACCCAACGCGCAGGCGCTGGCCGCATCGGACATGGTCACCGACGTGGTGGACGTGCCGCAGGCGCGGCGCGACGAGCTGTCCGGCCTGTTCCGCGCTCAGGTGTACGGCGGTGCGCCGCTCCACCCGCACTACGGGCGGGCCGATTCGGCCGACCCGGTGATTTCGCTGTTCTGGGATGCCGGGGATGCACAGGCGGAGATCGAGCGCGTCGTGGCGATCTACCGCACGCAGCGGTTTTTCTACCGCATTAGCGTTCGCGGCGACCAGGACCTGGCGCCGCAGCCCGGGCAGGTGGGCCGACTGACCTACAACAGGTATGACCTGCACGACGGTAAGCCGGTGCTGGTCCGGCGCGTCGAGCGCAACCCTGCCACGGGGGACGTGGTGTTGACGGTGTGGGGGTGATGCGGTGCTGATTGGCTATGGAATTCCACCGGCGTCCGTTGCCCTGGTCGGCGGCACCTGGCTGACCGCCGATGGCGGCGCCGCGCTGTTCGACGGCCGGCCGACTCGCCGGGCGCGCATCGCGCGTACCGGAGCGCTGGCTATCAACATCACCCTCGCCGAGGCCATTGTGCCGGGCATCATCGCGGTCCTGGGCCTCAACGTGCCGCCGGGCGTACTGGTGACAGCCGCCGGCGCCAGCGCCACGACCATTCGGCTGCCCGACGGCAGCGTGTGCGCCTGGCTGTTCCCAACGGGGAATGCCCTGGTCAGCACCGTTGCCGTCACCATCGCCACCGTCGTGACCAACGTCGATGTGGGCGAGATCGCTGTGTTCAGCGCGGTGGACGTGGGCATCGCCGACGGCTGGGCGGTGGCACGCATTGATAGCAGCGTGCACAACCGGACCAAGGGCAGCCAAGTCAACACGGTGCCGGGCCCCACCTACAGAAGGCTGACTGCCACGCTGAGTGGGCGCCCGACAGAGGTGGCTCGCAAAGGCGGCTTGGCCGGGACTGATTGGGAGACGCTGGGAACTGCGCTGGCAGGCCGCCGGCGTGGCTGTGTGGTGCCACAGCATCGGGACATGATGACCAAGGCGTTTGACCCGCTGCTGGCCGCACGAACTGCGCTCTATGGATACGCTACCCAGCTGCCGACGGTGGAGAACATCAGCAGGCAGTACTTCAATGGCTACCTGGAGTTTGAAGAGATCCCTGGCTGACCAGCCAAGGGGTGCGTGACACAATCCGTCTACCTCGGACAACGGAACGCACAGATGGTGAAACTGCTGAAGGAACCACAGGAAGGGGCGGGTGTCGGCCGCTC